AGCGTAACTGCCGGAACACCCAATAAGACTACGATCAAGTCGGGGTTTGGCAAACTTAAAGGCATATTTTGCAGCTCTGCATCAGCCACGCCCCGCGTGACGGTGCATGACTCTGCAACGCAATCGGCAACAGATCCTACAATTATCAGCCTTCTTACCCCGCAAGCGAGTGAGAACTACCCGTTGAGTGGGGCTGATGGCGGTGTCGGATTTAGCAAGGGTCTGTATGTGTTGACTACAGGCACAATGGAATTGACGTTTATTTACGAATAACCGCACTGGCGCGGTACGCCAGGGATTCTAAGGAATCAAGCCATGTCTGAAGAAGTAATAGCGGAACAACCCGCGCCGGAACAGGTTGCTACGGCAGCACCTGAACCAGAGATAGCAGCGCCGGAGGTAGCACCCGAAGGTGAGCAAACCGAACCCGCAAAGGTATTTACTCAGGGGGATCTGGATGCAGCCATTGGTAAGAGGCTTGCAAGGGAGCAACGCAAGTGGGAACGCGAACAGAAACAGGCCGAAGCACCAAAGCCAGTTCCTGTCGAACAGGTGAGGCCGGAACAATTTACGACGACCGATGAATACGTCGAAGCATTGACGACTTCCAAGGCGCAGCAGATTGTTCAGCAGCAGCAGTTCGAAAAGCAGCGGCAAGAGTTGATTGGCGGTTATCACGACAAGGAAGAAGTAGCGCGGGACAAATACGAGGACTTTGAACAAGTCGCGTACAACCCCAAACTGCCGATTACTGACGTAATGGCGCAAACAATTCAAGCCTCGGATAACGGCCCAGATATTGCATATTTTCTTGGCACAAACCCGAAAGAAGCTGATCGCATTTCTCGTTTAGTGCCGCTTTTGCAGGCGAAGGAAATAGGACGGTTGGAGGCAAAAATAGCTTCTGATCCAGTAACTAAACAAACCTCAAAGGCACCAGCGCCGATTTCACCTGTTACCCCTAGAAATGGGGGATCGTCCAGCTTTGATACTACTGATGCGCGGTCTATTAAGACAATGACCACAAGCCAGTGGATTGACGCTGAACGTCAACGGCAAGTGAAGATACTGGAAGCCAAGAGATCCCGCTAAATACTTTTTTGGAGTTTTAAATCATGGCTAATAGCCTACTTACCATCGATATGATTACCCGGAAGTCTCTCGAAATCCTTGAGAACAACCTGGTACTTTCCCGCAACGTAAACAAAGAATACGACGACAGTTTCGCAGCCGAAGGTGCCAAAATTGGTTCCACGCTGCGTATTCGTCTGCCCGACCGCGCTTTGGTGACCGACGGTGCCGCCCTGCAAGTTCAGGACGACAACGAACAGTACACCACGCTGACGGTATCAAGCCAGAAGCACATCGGCATCAACTTCACCACTGCGGAACTGACGATGCAGTTGGATGACTTTGCTGAACGTGTCCTGAAGCCGCGTATCAGCCAACTGGCATCAAGCGTTGATGCTGACTTGGCTACGTCCTACAAGTCAATCTTCTCATCGGTTGGCACCCCCGGCACGACCCCGGCCAGTTCGCTCGTTCTGTTGCAGGCTGGACAGAAGCTGAACGAATATGCTTCCCCGCTGTCCCCGCGCTACGCAACGGTCAACCCCGCTGCCAACGCTGGTCTGGTGGAAGGCATGAAGGGCTTCTTCAACCCGACAGGCACGATTTCGAGCCAGTTCAAGTCCGGCATGATGGGCGAGAACGTGTTGGGCTTTGATGAAGTCAACATGAGCCAGTCGATTGCTACGCACACCGTGGGCAGCCTGCCTACGTCGCCTATCGTGTCTAGCAGCACCCCTCCGACGACGCAAGGTGCAGCAACGCTGGATATTACTTACAGCAGCGCCACCCGGACGATTAAGCAAGGTGACATTTTCACCATCGCTGGTGTCTACACCGTCAACCCGCAGACCCGCCAGTCCGTAGGCAGTTTGCAGCAGTTCGTCGTAACCGCTGACCAGACCCTGACCAGCACTTCAGCCACCATCAACATCTCGCCGCCCCTTTACACCGCGACGAATGCTCTGGCGACTGTGGACTCGTTCCCGGCTGCGTCTGCTGTTATTACGTTCCTTGGTACGGCATCCACCGTGTACCCGCAAAACTTGGTTTATCACAAGAACGCGATCACGATGGCAACTGCCGACTTGCTGCTGCCGCAGGGCGTAGATATGGCTTCTCGCCAAGTGCATAACGGTGTCTCGATGCGTATCGTGCGTCAGTACGATATCAACAACGATCGTATGCCCTGCCGTGTTGACGTACTGTATGGCTTCAGCACCATCCGTCCGCAGATGGCTTGCCGGATCTGGGGCTAACCAAACTACCCCCGCATAACGCGGGGGTATTTCAACCTTTTAGGAGCATCAATCATGGCACTCCCCTCAGTTGGTGGTGGTTATCAGCTTACCGATGGCAACCAGAATGAAATGGAATTTATCCCCCAGAATACGCCTGCAACCGCTTCGGTCACGGCAACGCTGACCGTAGCTCAACTGGCTGCTGGTATTCTTACCGTCAACCAAGCTGGCGCTGCTGCTTGTACCCTGACGCTCCCTACCGGGACGCTGATGGACGCAACCTTTACCAACATGCAAAACAACGCTTCTTTTGACTTTTCCGTTATTAACATTTCGACGGTAGACGCAGAAGATGCAACGATTGCTGTTGGTACTGGCTGGACGCTGGTCGGCAACGTCACTGTAGCTGCAAACAGCGCCGTTACTACCATTTCGTCGGCTCGGTTCCGCGCTCGCCGGACTGCAACGGCTACTTGGACACTGTATCGTCTGAGCTAAGAAACACCCGCCCCATAGCGCTATGGGGCGGTCTTTAAGGACTAATATGGTTATCTACCTGCGGCATCCCCTTCACGGCAGCAAGGTTGCTACAATGGAAGCCGAAGCCGAGGCTGACGAAAAGAACGGGTGGGAACGCTACGATGTGGGCGCGTTGTTGACACCTAGCGAACCAGTACGGAACGAGCTGGCAAAACCTCGCGGCAGACCGCGTAAGGAGCTTGCGGCATGACAACTACGGCTGGCGATCAGATCAACGGAGCCTTGAGGCTGATTGGTCAACTGGCCGAGGGCGAAACCCCGTCGGCAGCAACGTCAGCCGACGCGTTGACGGCGATGAACCAGATGCTTGATAGCTGGTCGGCTGAACGCCTGTCGGTGTTTTCTACGCAAGATCAAATGTTTAGCTGGCCGCCTAACATTAAAAACCGCACGATAGGCCCGACCGGGGATTTTGTGGGCAACCGTCCGGTGCTGCTGGACGACGCGACCTACTTCCGCGACCCGGCCAACGGCATCAGCTTTGGCATCAAGATTATCAACCAGCAGCAGTACGACGGAATTGCGGTCAAGACCGTCACATCGACCTATCCGCAAGTTATTTGGACAAACATGGACATGCCCAATATGGACATGTACATCTACCCGGTGCCGACTAAGGTGCTGGAGTGGCACTTCATCAGCGTCACCGAACTGGTTGAACCGGCTACGCTGGCAACTGTTTTGGTAATCCCGCCTGGCTATCTGCGTTGTTTCCGCTTTAACTTGGCCTGCGAGATTGCAGCAGAGTTTGGCGTTGAGCCGCCGCCTTCAGTGCAACGGATCGCTATGACCAGCAAGCGCAACATCAAGCGGATCAACAATCCTGACGACGTAATGAGCATTCCTTACAGCATCGTTGGAACTCGCCAGCGGTTTAATATCTACTCTGGCAACTACTGATGAAAACGCCGATTTTAGGCGGCAGCTATGTTGCTCGGTCTATCAATGCCGCCGACAACCGGATGGTCAACCTTTTCCCCGAAGTCGTGCCAGAGGGCAGCGGCGGGAAAGAGGGCGGTTACTTGTTGCGGTGCCCTGGCTTGCGTTTGCTGGCAACCGTTGGTTATGGCCCTATTCGCGGCCTGTGGGTAACCAATGGCGTGGCCTATGTGGTATCGGGCAGTGAGTTCTACAGCTTAACTACGAGCTACACGGCCACCCTGCTAGGCACCGTATCGGGTACTGGCCCAGTTAGCATGGCCGACAACGGCACCCAGATATTCATTGCCTGTAACCCCGGTGGATTTATCTACAACACCTCCACGGCGGTGTTTGCTCAGATTACGGATGTGGATTTTCCCGGTGCTGGCTCGGTGGGCTACGTGGATGGCTATTTTGTATTCAACGAGCCAAACTCGCAAAAGTTTTGGGTAACCAGCCTGCTCGATGGCACATCCATAGATCCGCTCGACTTTGCCAGCGCCGAGGGCTATCCCGACAACGTAATTGCGCTGATTGTAGATCACCGCGAAATCTTCCTGTTTGGCAACACCAGCGTTGAGGTTTGGTATGACGCTGGAACGCCGGATTTTCCTTTGGCGCGGATTCAAGGCGCGTTTATGGAAGTAGGGTGCGGGGCTGCGTATTCGGTTGCCAAGCTAGACAACAGCGTGTTTTGGGTTGGCTCTGATGCCCGAGGCCGTGGGGTTGTTTACCGGGCTAACGGCTACACGCCTGCGCGAGTCTCGACCAATGCGGTGGAATTTGCCATTCAGAGCTACGGCAACATCTCCGATGCGATTGGTTACACCTACCAGCAAGACGGGCATCCGTTTTATGTAATTATCTTCCCGTCAGCCCAGGCTACTTGGGTGTATGACGTATCAACGCAACTGTGGCATGAACGCGCAGCTTTTGAGAACGGCGAGTTCACCCGGCACCGCAGCAACTGCCAGATGTCGTTTAACAGCGAGGTTGTGGTTGGCGACTACCAAGACGGGCGACTGTACGCCTACGACCTTGATGTCTACGCTGATGACGACCAGATCCAAAAGTGGCTGCGGTCGTGGAGGGCGCTGGCTACGGGCCAGAACAACCTGAAACGCACCGCGCACCACAGTCTGCAACTGGACGCTGAAACGGGTGTCGGGTTGTCGGGAAACGACGCTAACGATCCGCTGGAAAACCTGCTGACTGAAAGCGGGTTAGACTTGCTGACAGAGGACGACATTGCGCTGCTGGTGTCTTTGGCGGCTACGACAGGCGCAGATCCGCAGGTCATGCTGCGTTGGTCAGATGACGGTGGGCATACCTGGTCAAACGAGCATTGGCGTTCAATGGGGCGGCTCGGAAACTATGGGTATCGCACTATCTGGCGGCGGCTTGGCATGACTGAGAAGATCCGCGACCGTGTGTACGAGGTTTCGGGTACTGACCCGGTAAAAATAGCAATCATGGGCGCGGAATTATTCGTAACGCCCACTAACAGTTAGGACAAACCATGGCTGGCGTAAAAA